GAAATGAATAGAAGAAAGATGTATATGTGTAACTGGTGTTCCTTGGTATAATACTTTTTTTAATCCATTAAAAGTTTGATAATAATAAATAATTTTTTTAGGCATATATAAATATATTTTAAAAAAAAAATATTAATTTTTATTATGAATTTCAATGATTTTCCATTAGAATTAAGAGAAATTATATATAATTTCATTATTGAAAAAACTAGTGTATTAAATTCAAGACTAGTATGTAGAGAATGGTATAATTATTTAAAAAATGTAAAAGAATATTTTGAATTAGGTATAGTAATAGAACATAAATTTGAAAAAAATAAATTTACTACTAAAAATTTATTCTTAAATTTACCGATAAAAGAAATTGAGTTTATGGATTGTGGAAGATATAAATATTTAGAATATGATGAGTTAGGTGATAAAAAAAAAGAAATTATTTCAAAACCACCATATAAATTATTATGTTGTGAATATAAAAATAACTTTATTATAAAAAATGAATATGATAGTAGGAAAAATGAAATAAATAAAAAAACTGAATTTAGAAATCAAGTGGCAACGCATCCAGGTTGTATTATATCTTAAATTAATTTTTGTAATTCATTAATAGTTTTATTTTCTCTTTTTAGGATATCTTCTTTTCTTTTTTTGAAATTAGTTTTAATTAAATCTCTAGCTTTTTGAAGTTCCAAATGTGTATTCTCCTTGGATTTAATTTTTTCTTCCTTTTGTTTTTCCAAGTTTATTTTTCTATCATTCAAGTCTTTCAACTGTTCATCATACATTTTGTTATTTTCTTCAATTCTTTTATCCAAATCTTCGAGAGTTTCATTATATCTTTTTATATTCTCACTTTTATCTTTTCCAAATGTTAATATTCTTTTCTTTAATATTTTTATTTTATCCTCCTTTGATATAGGTTTTGTTTTAGAGATATAAGTATCAGTAATAACTTGAAAATGCTCTTTTTTATTTTTTAATAACAAAACTAAAACAACTAATAAAATAATAAAATATAAGTAAGTCATTTATTATTAAAAAACAAAATAATATATTGAAAATTGAAAATTTATATATAGTATTTAAAATTGAAAATTTATATATAGTATTTAAAATTGAAAATTTATATATAATATAAGTAAGTAAATATGAAATATGAGGAAGACTTTGTTATCAATAAACAAAAACCCAATGGTAAAAAGGGTAAAAAGAAAACTAAAAAAGATAAGAAAAATGAAAAGGAAATTTACAATTCTAAATTTGTAAGGAAACAAGTCAATAAAATAACTAAATTAAAATAATTTTTTTTTAATAAAATTCATTCATATATTCATTCATATTTTTTTTCCCCATAGATAAATTACAACCAGGACATATAGGTCGTAAATTGTCTACTTTAACTTTTCCTCCATTTGCCTCTGAAATGAAATGACCAGCGTGGAACTCATTTTTACTTATTTCTGTATTTTTACAACAATAACATTTAGAAATACCTAATTCTTTTCCAATATATTTGTCCCATACTTCATTTTTAATTTTTTTAGGTATATTTTTTTTCCTCTTAATAGTTTTAGGCATTATATCTTCTCCAATTTCTAACTTAATAATTGTTTTAACCCAATCATAATTATATTCCTGATTGTTGTATTTGAACATACCTAAATAAAATTTCCACTTTTTACATTCTTTTATAGTTTTAGCAGGATTACTTAATCCTTTTAGGTCAGGGAAATTATTTTCATTCCAATTATTCATCTTTCTATTGGCATCTTCAATTTGTTTAATTAATTTAGGTGCATCAGTAGAATTTAATTTATTAATTAAATATTCTAATGTTTCTTCAAATCTTAATCTAGATAGTTTAGGTCTATTTATTCTTGTTTTAGTAGAAAATAGTTCTCCATATCTATCCAAAAAATATTTCAGGACTTCATTATGAATAGATTCATGTTCAGGGTTACCAAATTCAAATTCCGGAAGTGGGGTATTTTTATTCAAAAGTTCATAATTATCTTTCATTTCTTGTAAAGAATTAACTTTAATTATTTCTATGGAGATTTCTTCATTTCTATAATCTCTCCTATATAATTCTAGAAGTGCTTTATATCTATGCTGTCCATCTATAATAAAAATTTTATCTTGAAAATTTATTAAATTTAGGACACCTAAAAAGTTAAATGTTTTATATTTTTTGAAATATTCTTCTTGATATAATATAATATCGTTAATTTTATCTTCGTACGAAAGTCTTTGAATAGTAGGAATATTAATTTCTAAATTATATAAATTGGTTATATCAATGTAACCTAAATATTTTTTATTATTTTGAAATAGATTTTTAATATCCATTAGGTATTTTGTTTAAATTCATTTTAAATAAAAATATAAAAAAATTGATTTATAATTCTTATCCTAATACTATTTAACTAATCATGGGTAATCTATTTTCTAACGAAACTAAATACACACTAGCAGATATTGAAAATCTCAAGAATACTTTAGGAACTGTCGGAGAACCAGTTTTTCCAGGTGATCGACTTCCGTCAACTCTAATTAATGTATTTAGTGAAAAAAGTAATCTTCATTCATATATGGATAAAGTTGCTGTTCCAGAAGATGATAAAGAACTTCTTAATCGTTTTCTCGTTGCTCTACAAAATTCCATTAAGGTGGGTGGAGATCTTCCCCAAGAATGTGAAGGAGCAAAACACATTTCAACTAGTATTAATGGTATTGATGATTTTGGAGAAGAACATTTGGAAGCGCTAAATTCTATGGTTTCTGAAACATTTGAAATGGGAAAAATCAAGAATATTGACTCACAATCAACTATTTATGAGTTCTCGGAGTTTGGTCTTCGAATGTATGATCGAGTTAAGAAAGTTCCAGTAGAAAATGTTAGTATTGGTCTTCATGAAGGATATCTTACTCTTATTTCTCATACTGATGAACCATATGAAACAGGAAAAATTCAAACTAATTGGTGGCTTTTTGAACTTGAAGAGGGTGAAAAATATGCTGTCCCGGTTTCAATTACTGGTGTCAGTGAAGTTGAAGTTAGTGAATGTTATCTTACTCTGCTCGAAGAAGCATCTCAGGTTCTTTCAGAAAATAATGACCGACTTCTTAAATCTAAGGTTGACCAGTATAGGAAATGGCAGGAAAATACTATTGAAGAAAAAGAAGTTTATGCTATTGTGGGAGGAAGTCAAATCGGGGATATTGAAATTATGACCGAATTCTTTGAAAAACTTGAATTAATTAAATAAATTTATATAAAACTATTTAAAGATTATTTTTAAATTTAAGATAAGGACTATATGGCCGAGTGGTTAAGGCGATGGACTGCTAATCCATTGGGCTCTGCCCGCGCAGGTTCGAATCCTGTTATAGTCGAATTATTTTAGTTCCGTTGGTGTAGTTGGTTATCACGTTTGCTTTACACGCAAAAGGTCGCTGGTTCGAACCCAGTGCGGAACTCAATATTTAAGTATTGTAAGAGTAAAACCTTTATTTACTATTTTTTTTTATTTCAATTAAAATTTTTTCCTATGTAATTAAAAATTTTTCCTATGTTATTAAAAATTTTTCCTATGTAATTAAAAATTTTTCCTATGTTATAATTATATGAATAATAAATATAATTCCAAAAAAAAATAATAAAAAGTATAGAAAAAAATCTAAAATTAGGGGTGGTGCTAAAGCCCCAATAAGTTCTAACACAAAATTATTTAATAGTGTAATTAAAAGAAATGAAAATACTGCTTCATTTAGTAAACCTGGTTCAACATTATACTTTTCTGCTACAGGTTTAACGTTAGAAGAACATTATTTATTATTGGCTTTGGATTTAGTTTATAATGGAATTATTTATTGTTGGGATCCGAAAACTAGAATTAATAGTGTGGCGGGAAATACTATAAAATTTTACAATATTACAAAAGATTCAGGAACATCAGGAAAAAGTGGTTCAGGAAAATTTGATTTAAATATATGTAATTCTTTAAATAAAGAAATATGTTCTGCGAACCCTTCTTGTGTTTATAAAGAGAAAACGGATTCTGAAGTTTCTAAACCAACTGGTTCTTGTAATTTAAAAGATAATTTTATCATTTGTAGTAAAAAATGTCAAAATTCTAGATGGTATATGTTAAATTTAGAAAAACATCAAGGTCATATAGATAAAGTATTATGTATTTGTTTATGTTGGGGAAGTAACTTTTCAGAAATAGAATTTGAAGGAATGTGGAGAAACGGATTTAGAGATATTTTATTAAAAATTTTAAGTATGGAAGGTTACAATCAACTTATGATTAACGGTCATTCTATGGGTGCCGGTTTAACATATTTAGTAACATTAGAAATTTTTAAAGATGATGAAATTAAAAGTTTGATTATACCAAAAATAGATACCTTTGAAAATTTATATATACATTTGTTTGGGATGGGAAGACTTCCTATATTAAGTGTTCTTAAATTTCAAAAATTTAAAGAAGACCATAAATTTAACGTTTATGACATAATATCATATGATAAAACAAAAAATATATTTGATTCTAGAATAGATAATATTAAAGTAAATGCTGCTGATTGTGATTACCTATCAACAAGAAACCCTGACTTTTATTGTTTAAATTTTTCCAAAAAAAAATCCGCGAATAAAGCAAAAGCCATTTCACATCATCTAACTAAAAAAAATTTACCAAGTTCTTTTACACCAGCACAAAAAGAAGAATATAAAAATTGTTTGACTGAAAGTGGTTGGGGAGACTTATATAGTCCTGAATGGCAAAAATGTCAAGAATTGATGGATAAATATCATATGCATAATACAGTTGAAACTTATTTAATAAGTAACGATGGAAATTTAATTAAAGGAAATAAAAATGAAATTTCTCACGAGAAAAATGTAAAAGATATAGACCCAAATACAAAAGAGCATCCTTCAGGATTATTACATTCAATTAAAACATATAAAAACTATTTTATGGAATTTTTTTTATATTATTAATATATATAACAATGCGTAAAAAACGAACTACCAACAAATTGATAAATTTTTCTAACAAAAAAAAAAGAAAATTATCTAAAAAAAAAAAAATATTAAAAGGAAGTGGAGATAAAAGTCAAAGTTATAAAAGAAATACACAAAAAACAATAGGAAAAACAATAGGAAAATCAAGAAGAAGAGTTCCAAGGTCGGTACAGAAATTCGCAAGTGTGTCAGCACAGAAATTCGCAAGTGTGTCAGCACATCCAAGAGCTTCAAGGTCGGTACAGAAATCCGCAAGTGCGTCAGCATTATCAACGTATACAAAATCTGAAGAAGGTCAAGAAATACGTGAGTTATTAAGAAATGCGAACAAAAAATTAAAAGAAGTATATGGAAGTTTTCTTTATCCAGGAGATACAATTATAGATTATGACCAAAAACATAAATATGGTTATTATGAACAAACAGCATATTTTATAAACGAATTAAACAATAAATTTGATGAATATTTGGCATGTTATGATAAAAACGAAAAAGCTAAAAAAGTAGCAATAATTGATGGTGAAAATTTATTATATTATAGACCTGAAATACAAACAAAGACACATCATGAGATGGGGCATTTCAAACTAGGAATAGAAATAGAACAAAAACTAATAGCAGAAGTATTACAAAAATTTGATTTTGTAATTGCTGTTGATAAAAGAGGAGAAGCTGTTCAGCATTCACTACAACATTTTAGAAGAAGTGAGGTTATTCCAGAAGACCAATTATGCGTCCTGACCTTTAGCAATACTGATGTTAGCGGATCAAATGGTATTGATGATGCTCTCATTAAATTAATAGCATTACATCAAATAAGCAAGCTTGCAAGAAATTATAACTATGTTAGATTAGATAACTTAGGAGATCCAACTAAAACCCAACTGCCAAAAACAATTCCAGATAATTCACTTTATGTATTCTCAGCAGATAAAGGTTTCGAAGCATTAAGAAGAAGATAAAGTACTAGATAAATTATAAAATTTTATTCTTCTCATTATTTGCCATAGTATCAATTATAGATTTGAAAAAATATAAAACTAATAATACTATAACTGAATTCCATAGAAATGAAATTATTGTTAAAATACCGAATTCATTCTCTACTTCTTCAGGTTTACTTAATTTTAACTTATAACTATTTACCAATTCTAAAATTATATGTGATATAAAATTCGGTAATTTTAAAATTGTCTTCTCTATTACATCACTCGTAAATAACCTAATTAATAAATAACACTGCATAGGCGTTTTTATAAATGCTTTCCCTATTATAGTTGCTGAAATAAATTCTCTAAAAGGTATTAGATAATGCCCTGCTGCTATACCACACAAATCAAATGCAGCATTAGGATATGATGATAAAAATAATATTGCCCAAAACCTAAATTTAAGTAATAAATCAATTGTAACTTTATTTAGGAAATTCATAATTCTACTATTTGTGAAATTAGTGAAATCAAAACTACTACTTCTATTTAATCTATCAAATCTACTTATCCAGTATGGAGGTATTTCACCACAAGCAGTTCCTACGGCCCAGAAAAATGATTCAGTAAATATTTTGGAATATATTTGAAAAGTTTTAGGTTGTTCATTTCCAGGAATACAATTAAAAGCATCATCTCCATATATCTCAAAATTTGTGCTATTACACTCACTTGATAATATCGCCACTTTAGAAACTAAAGGAAATAGAATTAAGAAACCGGTATGAACACCAAAACCTAAACCAATAGAAGACATGACACCTAAAATAAACCAATAAGAAATATTAATAATTTGAAAATTTAGGTAAGATAAAATATTTAGGTAATTAGTAATAGAAAAATATGTAAAAATAAATGTTGATATAAATAATAAATAATTTAGGTAATTTAAATTTTTATTTATAATAGAATAGATATTTTTTAAAAAATAAATTATAGTTCCTTGTGGGTGTGTAAATAAATCTAATTGTAAAGACATAATTAATTTAAATACTGAATATATTCTTAAATAATATAATGCGTTAATTAAAGAAATATTTGAAACAAACTTTTTTCTATTATATAATTATAAATGCAGACAGTTAAAAATTTGATATTCGGAGGTTCTGAGAATGATAATGATAATGCCAATAATGAAGGAACTAACTCCGGTAATAATACCAAGAATGAGGGAAATAACACCAGTAATAATAACAAGAATGAAGGAAATAAATCCGGTAATAATGCCAATAATGAAGGAAATAACACCAGTAATAATGCCAATAATGAAGGAAATAACTCCGGTAATAATGCCAATAATGAAGAAAAGAATGAAAATAAATCAGGAAATAATTCAGGAAATAATGCTAATAATGAAGGTAAATCTGCGAGTGATGACGAGGAAGATGAAGAAAGTGAGGAAGATGAAGAAAGTGAGGAAGATGAAGAAAGTGAGGAAGATGAAGAAAGTGAGGAAGATGAAGAAAGTGAGGAAGATGAAGAAAGTAAGGAAGAGGAAGAAGATGATATAGAGGTAGAAGAAGATTCAGAAAATAAAAAAAAAATGGAAGAAAGAATAGATAAATTAGAAAAAGGTAAAAAAGAAATGCAAAATAATTTGAATAAAAAATCAAGTCAAATAAACAATTTGGAAACGGAAAGAAATAATTTAAAGAGAGAAAGAAACAATATGAAAGAAAAAAAAGAAGAAGGAAATAATACAAAATCTAAGGAATTGGAAGAAATGGAAGAAAAATATAAAGAACTTGAAGATAAAAATAAAGAACTTGAAGATAAATTATCTGAAAACGAAACCAGAATTAAAGATTTAGAGAATGAAGGAGAAAAAAATAAAGAAGAATATGAAAAATACAAGTCTAGTAATACCAACGAAATATTACAAGGTAAAATTGATGGACTTGTTGAAAATATAACTGTAGTTTTGGATAGTATTAAAGCAGTAAAGGAAGAAAATAAAAAAATGAAAGGCGAAGTAAAAAAAATAACAAAAGCGAGTTCCGATTTAATGAAACAAATTGTGAAAGAAGGAAAAGTATCACCAAAAAATACTAAAAAATTAAAAGAATTAAAAAAAGTGATGTCTAATATGAAAAAATTACAGAATGAATTAGCACAAATGTTTAATAAATCTACATCTATTTATGAACAAAATAGTCGTGAACTAGAAAATTTAAATAATTCATATAATAGTTATAATAATCAAAGTAATAATGGCTCACAAGTTAGAATGCCTAGAAGTAAAAAATCCAGAAGAACTAAAATGCCAACTATGCTCAGAACCAAATCCTCAAATATGAAACCTAAAAGCAAAAAAATGCTGAGAATGACAAAAAATAATATGAATACAGGAAATAATATGAACAATGGAAATAATATGAACACAGGAAATAATATGATCAATGGAAATAATATGAATACAGGAAATAATATGAACATGTCTATAAGAAAATCATTAAAACCTAGAAGAACTAAAAGAAGAAAAACCAAAACTACTAACAATAATTTAAGTAAAGAAATGGGAATGACTGGAAAAAGTATTGCCAGAGGTTCAAAAAAAGGTAAAACTATAAAATTCAAAAGGGTTCCTACTACATTATTAAGAAGTAAAAAATTAACTAACAGAAACTTAAATAATTACACTACAATTTAATATTTTTTAAATTCTTTTTTTTCCTTTTAATTACCTAAATAATTTAAAAATAATTTAGGTTTTTATAATAATATGCTTATCGACGATTACCTCGACTATCAAAAACAATATGAAAAAAAATATGGACCTAAAACAATTATCCTTATGCAAGTTGGAAGTTTTTTTGAAGCATACGCAATTGATAATGAACAAGAAAAAACTAATTGTGATAACCTAAATTTCATATGTGATATTATGAATATTCAAATTTCCAAAAAAAATAAAAGTGTTATTGGAGTGTCTCGTAGTAATCCTTATATGGCAGGATTTCCGACATTAGCAATTGATAAATTCATTCAAATTCTTCTGAATAATAAATTTACAGTAGTTCTTATTGAACAAGTCACACCACCACCTGAACCAGAAAGAAAAATTACTAATATATATTCCCCAGGAACTAATATCAGTTATGGTCTAAATGAAGATAGTTCTAACTTGGTATCAGTTTATATCGAAGGAATTAAACGTATTAAAGACTACAAAACCAACATTTCTGTAGGAATGAGTGTTATAGATTTAAGCACTGGTAAAAGTATTATTTATGAAACTCACGCAGATGCCAGTGATAATAATCATGCTTTAGATGAAGTATATAGATTTATCAATACCCATAATCCTAAGGAAATAATTCTAAATGTTAAAGATTTAGATATGTCAAAAGAAAAACTTTATACTTATCTAGAAATAAATGATAGAACCGTTCATTATGATAATTTTGATGAACAAATTATAAAACTGAAATATCAGAA